AAGCTCTGAATGCCAGTAACAAACAATGTCTTCATTCCAAACGCAGGAGTCTTTTCAACTTCTATGCCTGTAAAGAATGTAATACTGTCTGCTTCACCTGTTTTATAATCACGCTTCATTGTAGCTGCTCTAGTTTTGTGTGAATACGATGTATTTCATCTTTTAGATATAGCTTCATAGTTTTTAAACGTCGAACTTCTGGAGTAATGTTTATATTATTATACTCTACTTCAAGCTCAACGTCGAGCTCTCTGTGTTTGCGTGTAAGTTCTTCTAAATGCGCCTGTAGTTTGTCTACTTCGTCTTCAAAGTTGCTCATCCTCAAGTTCCTCTAATTTAGTTTCGTCTAGTTCTTTTCCGTCAGTATCTTTAGTTTCTTTTACGTCAAATAGTGCTCCAAAGTATGTACTTGCATTTACAGTCTTTTTACCTATCGCACCTCTTGTACCAGGTATAGCCATCCAAAATCGACTATGCTCGTCGACTAACTTTAATGCTTTTTCTTTATCGTCAGTGGCAAAAATTTCATCTACAACATCTCTAAAATAAAGTCTGTCATGTTTTTCTTGTACAAGCATTCTAGGCACAATACCGTTGTCGTATTGTCTATTAGCTTCTTGTACAGCATTAATATGACTCCATACATTGTGACCCATTTGAATAGCATAACTAAAACTATCCCATGATGTCTTTCCTTCTTTGCCTATTTTATTTAGATCTCCGGGAGCATATGTACAAATGTCTGATACTTTGAGTCCATCTGTAATCGGTGAGTCTTCAAAGTTTTTAAATACCCCATCTGATATAACAGTGTCTCTAAATCCACGGTTGTCTGTAGCATATTTCTTATCGTCAACGGATGGCACCATTCGATATGTCCATTTCGAGCGATCCTCTGTTTCATTCTGTATGTATATCTGTCCATTAGCGGTTGCGAGGAAAGGACTAGCACAGTCAAATGTGGCAGTAAAGTTTTCATTATGATGTTTCCTAACAGCTCGTTGTATGTCAGTTAACAACGTAGCCCATTCTAATTTAGAGGTACCCAAGAAGTGCATAAAGTCTTGCACACCTTTTTCTAATAATCCGTCATAACGAAGAGAAATAATTCTTTTTAAAACTAAGTGTACATCACACATATTCTGTCCACCCATTGACCACCCATTAAAGTGTTCGTTTGGATATTTCTTAGGATCACTATATTGTTTCATACGTTGATACCAATCTTCTGCATCAGCATGATTTTCACCTTGTAAAACATTTAGGAATTTACAGTTACCATTACGGTTACGAATAAACCAGTCGTTGTTAATGTAAGTACCTTCAACTGCTTCCATATAACTACTAATACCAGTTGCTTTCTGTCCTTCAGGCGAACGTGCTACCCAGGCTGGGATATCAAGGATCATTCCGTAGTCCATATAAGCATCCATCCATGTAAGAACTTGCTCACGTTTTTTCTGTGCTTTAGGACAACTAGGATCTTTCCAGTTACCTTCCCAAACGCCTTTACCAATTTGGAAACCACCTGAGTCTCCAAGTATCCAACTGTTGTTCCTATCTCTGTTACGAACCATATCTTCTTTAGGAGCGTGTTTATTGACATCTAGTTCAGCGTGTCCTGCAGAGTACAATGTCCAGTGATAATTAAATAGTCCTTGATCAGGATTAAGATAATTTAAACTTTCGCAACTGTTTGGAAAGTTACTAGGCATTCTATCTTTAAGTACATATTCGTCGTAACGCTGTTTACCTACGTAAGTAGCATAAAAACCACTTAGCGCAGGTAGGAAAACAGCATAATCTTTTTGTGTAGTAGTTAAATCTCTATTCATTTAATTTCCTATTAAATTCTGTGAAATTACCATCATACTTAACCAAATCCACAAAGTGTTAAAGCCAACGAGTGTAGGTAAAAGTTTTTTATTACTTGCCCATATAAGAGATAGACTAGTAAAAAGTGCAATAAAATATAGTTGCCAAATATTAATGCCAAATATAAGTGCCGGAATGATAATAATAGCTTTAGCAATCCAGCTAGCTGCTTCAATAATATTATAGTTTGTCCAATACGCTTTAGTAAACCAAAGTTTGTAACATTCTATAATATTGCGCCAACCAGTAACAGTATAAATGAAACTAGTTAACGCTAGCCAACTTAATATTGCAAATATTATTTGATCTGATGTCATAAATTACTTACTCTGTGCAGGCAGAATATAGTCATAAGTTGCCATACCACTATCAACACTAATTTGCATTGCTCCTTGATCTGAAATACTCATGGTTTTATCACCACTTAATCCAAGAATTGCTTGCACTTGTGATACTGGCCAACTCCATGTGTGAGCTAGATTGCCTTCTACAGCAGCCTCGAATACAAATTTACCTGCGTGTGTACTTGCGTCACCAAAACTAAACACAAGATCAGTTACTCCGCCTGTTTCAGCAGTTGTTACATTAAACGTAGGTTCTTCTGAATGTGCTGCACTTTGCAACTTCATACGTCCGATAGCACCGATGCTCGGATTAATACTTACATTCCAACTTGCACCTTTAAACTTTACAGTCTTTAATTTCTCTTCGATAATTGCTTTGTTCATAAAGCGATAATCATTTTGGAAATCACCAGCGTTGTTCTCAAAATGAATGTGTGTTGGAATAGTTTCGCCGTTACGATCTGCTTGTACTACTTCAATCTTAGCATCTTTTTGATACTCTGGATTTTTCAAATGTAATGCTAACTTTTCTAAGTTAGGCATACCAAATGTACCATCTGCAATTTTATGGTTTGTTGTTGCACTCAAAATAACAGAACGATCTTCTGCCATTGAATCAATTGTTGTTTCGTTTTCGCCTGAAACTTTTACAATACTTAAAAAGCCTAGCGAGTGCGTGTGTGCTACAATATCTTGTAGGATGTCTTTCATACTGTTTCTCCATTGTGTAGTTTTATTATATTACCTAAATCGGTGTTTGTCAAGAACTTTTCTATTGTGTATTTAGGTTCGAAGCCTAATGCTCGAATTTTTTCCATATTAGCACAAGTCCAGTTCCGCTCTCCCGGGGTATTTAGACGCACTGGCAAGTCCGGTGCTAGGTCTTGGATCCTAACTGGATGCCCCGTACCTATGTCAACTATACCATTGACATGTTCTTTTGCTATTAAGATTTCAATTGCATCTAATATATCTTCTAAATGAATAAAATCTCTGTAGTGCCTAGTTGTATATTCTAGTGTACCGTTGCGTAGTTTGTTAAAGAACATATTCTCTCTAGGACAACTGTCACTATAAACTGTATGGAAACGCATGCCTAGTGTGTCAGGATAACGTGATGCTAGTTCTTCTAGTATGTACTTAGATGCTGCATAAGGGTTCAAATCGGGCTCGTAAGCACTCGAACTGCTCGCATATAGTATACGTGTATCAGGATAGCGTTCAAACAAGCGTCTGCTTGCTTCTACGTTGTTGTTCCAATATCCTGCAGGGTCTTTCAAACTTTCACGTACACCGCTTTTACCTGCGAGATGTATAATTAAATCAAACTCTTCTCTAAAGTCACAAGTTAATAAATCTTGGTCTGCACTGTCTTTTAGATCAAAACCGATTACTTGATTATTTTTACGAAGTCGTTCTAATAATGCACTACCGATAAATCCTCGATGTCCAGTTAATAAAATTTTCATTATTTTTTTCTTATTTGAGTATTATATTCTATTGCTTTTTCTAATATACTCAAATTTACTCCATATTTATTATTTGCTGTATAACAAATAGCACTTGTGTCTTTTGGAAAACAGTGTCCTCCAAAACCTCGTTGCTCAGTGATTGTAGTATGACTACTACCTATTCTATTATCTTGTGTTACACCTTTAGTAACGTTATTATAATCAATATTAGATGCCTGACACAAATCGTATATTTGATTAAAAAATGCTACTTTTAATGCTAAAAAACTATTTCTAACATATTTTGTTAGTATAAGTTCTTCGGCACTGTATTCTTCAAATTGTAAATCTTTATTCGTGTTTGCAAAAATTGTCTTCCAAAAGCCTATGTCGTCACCTCCTAGTAAAAATACTTTTGTCTTTAAAAAGTCATTCACAGCAGTTTCTGCTCTTAAAAATTCTGGAGAAAATGTTAGACTTGCATTTGGATAATGTTCTTTAATTTTATTCCAACCTTCTAAGCTTAATGTTGATTTAATTAAGAAAGGTACATTTGGTGATTTCTCAATTACATCTAATATATTTTGTACATAACAACTTCCATCTTTGTCTTGCGGAGTTGCAACACATATTATTATAGCTGATACATCTGTAGGAAATTTATCTAATAAATTATCATATGCTGGATCAGTAATTACTACATCGTTATAATTTTTAAAAAATTCATGATGTGCTTTGCCTACAAATCCATATCCTGCAATTCCTAGTTTCATAAATAATTCTCCTGTAGTATCTTCATTGTATCTTGCCAATCACTTACATGATGATTTACTCCATGTACAATAGCATCAGATAGTGGAAAATCGTTACCTTGTTCGTCCATACGATCTCCAAAAAAGATTAAATTATCAGTTTGATTAAAATCTTTTAATATTTGAGATTTATTAGAACCTTTTGGACCTATATCAATTCCTGTTTCACCACCTGGCCTTGCTTCAAGGTCTAACCAAAATTCGTTAAACTTATCTGCAATTAGATTTCGTTCACCTACTTTAGTATCCCATTCTACATATTGTTGTCTTTGTTTTTTATTTGCATTTCTCCCCACAATACTAAAGTTCATCATGCCAGTTCTGTGTTCGTAATGATTTCCAGTACGCAACGGAAATTTACTATATTCTAGTCTTTTTTCTAACCATTGAAACGGCTTCCGTTCCATCATCCATTCAGTAGTTACTACACATTCTCCTGATATCCACTTTTCACTTCCGCTACAATTATATACTGCATTTACTGACTCACAAATATCTTGACCACATTGTTCTACTGTTTTAGCATAATCGCTTCCTGTTACAAGAAACACATCAAACTGTTCTATAACTTTAAAAAAGTAAGACTTAAATTCTGCATCCATTAATCCTCTACTAGGAGTAAGTGTACCGTCCACATCAAAAATAAATTTATTCATTTATGCAAAATGCCTTTTCGTTTTGTATAAATTCTGTTTCTAGTACAGCTTGTTCAATATGACAGCTCATAGCAGTTTCAAACTCTTCATAACGAGTGTATTTAGGTTCTGTGCTATAAATTACACTACTTACGATCCAAAGTGTCCACATATTATCTCTCCACTAGTGGCTGTGTGCTTTCACTATCGTGATAATCGCCACTTGTATAATAATCGCGACATGCGCTTTCTTTAATCATTATACCGTTACGCATACGATAGGTTACAATCTCACGTCGAATCACGCCGTCTATGTCTGCATCAAATGCGTTCTTAAAAGGTCCGTCAGTCATTTATATATCCTTTTTGTCAGTGTTTATTATAAAGTGTACTTTGATAACACCTTCATTTTCTTCTTTAACAAAAAATTCTAGTTGATTTTCTACAAAAATTTTTCTTAACTCACGTGCAGTAGGGTCAGTTTGCCTATCCATTTGTTTCTCTTTCTGTGACTCTTTTACGCAAGTCACTGGATGAGAAGCGGTGATCTCTTTTATTAAAGTGTAGCTGGATACCCCGCTTCTTGCAAATATCCTTGCCCGTAAAATCCTTTTCACGATACTCTTCACCTAATATTCTAACATCAATATTGTACATTGTCAAGATATCATTTAGGTCTTGTTCAGTGCCGTATGGAATAATCTCATCTACATAGCTTACACCTTTTAACTGTGTGTATCTTTCTACAATAGTCTGCACTGGTGGATTTTTTTCTGGCCTGTCTACACTAGGATCTGTTTGTAATCCGCATATAAGATAATCACATTGCTCTTTTGCTTCACGTAACATTTGTATATGTCCAGCATGTAATAAATCAAAGGTTGAACATGTAAAACCGATCTTCATTTTAATCTCCAAATTCAAATAAACTACCAAATGTAGTGTGTGATTTAGTATCCTCTAATGGATAGTTAAGCACACCAATCAAGTTGTCTAGTTTGTTGTCAATAATAGTTTCTGCCATAGCCGCATCATCAAACGGCAGTTCTTTAAACCATTCAGGAATGCGCAATTCATCTGTAGGATAAGCAACACTTGTATATCCTAACGGATTCTGTTTTAGTTTACAAACAATAACTTTCATACCATCTACAATCTCTTGCGAGTACTTGTCACCGTTCATACGCTTTAGTGTATTCCAGTTAAGACTTGCACGAACATGTCCGGGCATATTTGCCTTGCCTTGTTTTTCTTCTAGTCTCTGATAATGACCAACTTTGTTTGCACGTTTAGGCGAACCTTTCTCCCAACCTGGTCTTGCACTAAATTCTTTGCGGAATTCTGTAATACGATCTAGTACTTGTTGTTGCGGAACATCTGTTAGTACCATTAGCAGTAGTTCTTTCAAGAAGTCCTGCATAAACACAGGTGTATCTGATCTACGCAAGTCTAGACCCATTGCTTTTACTTTGCCTACACCGTCATCGTCAGTTCTAAAACCTTCATTGTCAATTACTAGTGCTGCATAACGTTTCTTAGTAATATACAATCCACTTTGTGCTACAATTTCTCTACCTGCTGCAATAACATCACTACGGGTTTTTGGACAGTGAAATGCTTCTGCCATAAACTTTGGAAATGTTGTGTTTGCCTGTTCGCATACTTGATCCATAAGTATAATACATTTTTCTTTAGACCATTCAAGTTTACCATTGTTAACATCATCTTTAAGTATTGGCCAGGCACTAAAGTAACAAGAGTCAGTATCGCCATATATCATTGCTTCGCCTACATGATTATACTCGCCCGTAATAGTTTTATTAACTTCGGCACTCATATGTTTAACAATAGTACGTCCAGTCAGTGTAGTAGATTGTCCGATGCGTTTATCGAAGAATCTACAACCAGGGTTGAGAATCGCACCATACAAACTATTCAAGTTAATTTTCTTAACCAACTGTCGTTTATCCCAGTATTCGATCTCTGCCTTGTTACCTGCGTCTTTTGCTTTCTTAAGCATCTTCTGCATGTCTTTACGTTCAGCATACCAACGCTTTAGTAGTCCTGGAATAACACCTTCATTTTCCATTGTAAAGATAGTGCCATTAGCACTAATCATCCACGGCATGTGACTATCAAAAATAACTTGATACAACTCGGCACCACTTAGTACATCTGTACGTCCGTCTTCCCAGTCAACAGTTAACGAAATATCTTTGCGTTTCTCCATTACAGCTTCGTATTCTTCAGTACTAAAACGTCCTTCCCAACTACCTGCAAAGCTTTTCTTCTTAAGATTCATGTCTTCGTGTACTCGGGCCTCAGATATCTCAGGACGTATTTGTCCTACAATAGTCTCTGGAGCCATATTTAATGCACGAATTACACTTGGATATAGACTGTTTAAGTCCATACTAGCAACCCATTTATGTACACCTTTCTTTGGAAACGCAACATAAGCACCAGCAGCTTGTGTATTTTCTGTATCGTCACGTGGACGTCTATTAGGAACTTGTAAACCTCTATTATGTGCTTCGTTAACAATACCTTGTTCTGTAACAGCAACAGCGCCCATTGTAGTCTGTAGTAGCACAGTGTTTTCGTGTGCAACAGTATTACTCAAGTCAATAAAACGTAGTTTCTTGTCCAACTTGTCAAGTAGTGCAGTATCTTGGATGTTGTATTCAATAAACTTACGGAAGTCATTGTTATACAACTGATCTAGTGTACCTTCATATGGCACCTTGTTTTCGCCTACTTCGATCTCACCAATAGCATCTAATCGATATGTATGACGTTCTTCATATGTGTACTTACGATATAGTTCTAAGCTATCTAAATGTACACGACCTACTAGGTCAAATGTAACCGCTTGCTTCCCATACTTTTCATATTCACGTTTTTTAGGCAACTGCCCCCACAAACAAAAACGTCTTGTGTCATCTTTGCTTAGTACACGACTTGTTCTGTTAACAGTGTACGGAATATCATAACCTTCACTGTTCCATCCACTTAAGATATCAGCATCTTCAATCAGTGTTAAGAAAGTGTCAATCATGTCACCTTCTTTAGCAAACAGCATTACGTTTTCAATGCCTTCTAGTTCTTTTTCAGCTTCTTCCATTGTAAGTGTCTTTGGCGGAACTGCTAGGCAGATCATAGTTTCTAGCCATTGTAAGTATATACTTATAGAAGTAATAGGCATAAACGGATCTGCAGGATCAGCAAAGCCGCGCTCTGGATCAAAGTCAGTCTCAATATCGAAAAACGCAATGTTTAGTTTAGGAGCATCTTGGTTGAGATAATTTGCTGACAAACACTGAAAGATTGGATTAATATCACTTTCAAAAAGCGTCTTATCTCTGTTAATAGCAACTTCTTTGCGGAAGTCTTTTGTATTTTTACATACAATACGACTTAGCGGATCACCGTACACACTTTTATACTTGCCCCGTTCGTCTTTGTAATAAAAAGTATATTTTGCATTATACTCTTGATATTCTCTTTTACCATCTTTTCTTTCGACAACTCGAATGATATCTTGACCTCGATCGAAAAAAGCGTCTACATAACTCAAATGTTTCTCCTACATTTTTTCATAATACTGATTCCCAATAACTAAAACATCAATTTCTGATGTTTCGTATAACTTATATGCATCTTGTGGATCTCCTGCTATAGGGTTACCTGCTATATTTAAACTGGTGTTCAGTACTACCGGAACGTTTGTCTTATTATACAACAATTTTAGTAATTTGTAAAATGATTTATTATCTTTTTTAGAAATAGTTTGTACTCTACATGTCCCGTCAACATGAGTAATAGATGAATATTTTTCTTTGTCTTTTGTATTGCCTACATATAGCATATATGGATTGTGGCCTAGATTAGAAAAAATATCATCTTTATATTCTTCTAATACAGTAGCACCGAATGGCCTGTATTGTTCTCTATTTTTTATATTGTTAATTTTTTCTTTTGCAAATTTATCAGCAGCATTAATTAAGATTGACCTATTTCCTAGTGCTCTTGGTCCTACTTCACCATTACCTTGATACCATGCAACAACTTTATTTTCACTTAATGCTTGTGAAGTTTTTGCGATAATTTCGTCTGATACACAATCAGTTGATGTATCATCTTGTGAATATGGAAAATTATTTAAATTAAATTCAGGTATACCATTTTTTATTCTTAAATATTCTACAGCACCTAGGCTTAGACCGTCATCAGCACAATGTGGAGGAATGATTAAATTTGGAAAATAATCTCTAATTTTACTATTCCATATTACATTTTGTGCTACTCCACCTGTATAGTTAATTGTATCTGTTTTATTTGCAAAATTTTTAAAATAATTTAATAGAATTTCTCCAATGGCATCATGCAAAGTCTTGACCCAATCTAATTTAGTATGTGTAGCAAGAACTTCATTGTTTTTATATTCAACCCATCGTTGGAAAGAAAATAATTCTCTTAGATTAAACATTCCATAATTACGAATAGTATTACTATAGAATTCTTTATCTAATTTTCCAAAAGATTGTAGTCCCATTAATTTACCACTTAGGTCAGCAAAATGTTCAGCCTTAATTCCTAGGCTTTCTGCAAGCATACACATTTCTATACCTAAAGACCCATGTCTAGGTATAGTTCCTATATCTTTTACTAGATTATCTTTGAAAACAGTATGTCCTACACCATAATCTCCATAGCCATCAATTACAATAGATACATCTGTGATATTTCTAGCTTCATAATTACTTAGAACATGTGCATAATGATGATTTAATCTTGTTGTAGGAATATTTGTATTTAAAAAATTCCAGTTAATTGCAGGGAAAAATCTATCAAATCCGCAATCTTCGTATTTCCATGCGTCAACTATAATTGCAATTTCGTCAATCTCTGCTTCGGTAATTCCCCAAGCTCTATAAATTTCTTCTTTCCACTTAAAGACATCATTTACTGCATGATGTTTTTTTTGATAAAATCTTTCAGTTTTGTGATAACGAAGACTATTGCCGTCATAGTAAGATAAATTACTATCGTGCTCGCAAAGTCTTAATCCTAAAAGTTTCATTAATCTTTATCGTATCCTGTAGTAGCAACAATAGTTTCAAGATCTTCAAACTCGTCTTGATGTTTGCCCCAGTCACGATTTTTTGCAACTTTAATAGCTTTATTAATTAAACTTGGTTTTACATTAAGTTCTTCTGCAACAGCCTTTACAGTTTCCTTTAAACCTTCATTTAAGTCTTCAATTTCTTGTAGTACTGTTACGCCTTCTTTTACTAGTCGTTCTAGTTTGGCTTTTTCTTCACTACCGTAGGTACGATCACTCATAAGATTATCTCCATTGTTTCTTATAGTATATAATATATTTAGGTTAATGTCAAGTAGAAAATACTTTTTTATTATCAAAAGCACGAGCCCATCCAAAGAATTGTGCTTTATAATCTGAATGGTCATCGGAACTTAGATTTTCCCATTCGTCTTTGCGCTTCCATAATTTAACAGCGCCTTCGTACCAGTCTGTATTATCAATAATATTTTCGAGCCGTTCTTTTGCATCGTATGCTTCTTCTACACTATCAAAGTCTTGTTCGATATGTATTACTTCCATAACAATCTCGTGTGTTACAAAGTCTAAACTAAAGTCAATACCCCATTTAGGTTTGATATTTAATAGTTTTTTTAGTATAGGACGATTTACACATACTTCTTTTAATTGTTCTCTAGCTTCGCCTGCAAATGCATAACGTGTTAGTAGCATACAATGGTCTAGTACTAAATGATGTTCGCTTGCTTCCATATCGTAATACCACTCTTGTACTGGAGCAATATGATATTGTATTTCTCTATTAAGTTCTATGCCGTTTGCTGTATAATGTAAATGTTCTAAGGGTGTTGGAACTTCGTATCCGTCTTTGTCAAAGTCTTTAAGCGGAAGTGTTTCGATTAATTGTCGTTCTATTGGTTTTGTAAGATAAGGATAGTTAGTAAACTCTGGTTTAAGATTTACTAAATGCATTACTTTGTTCTATTCTTTGATTTAATCGGTTTCTTTTTATTTTTTTTATTTGCATTAAGTTTATCAGATATAGTATTTGCTACTGCTCCGCCTACTGCTCGGCCTGCTGCTTTTGCTACTGCTCCGCCTGCGGCTCTTGCAACGCCACCTGCAACTGCTGCTACTGCCGGAATAATTTCATCTAACTTTTTTGCACCCATTAGTTTTAATGCTTCATCAATATATAGTGCAAGTTCGAAGTCTAGCTGTGTAAGTCCGCCCACATCGTGTGTGTATACCATCATAGTAACTTCGTTATAAAAGACTCCTACGTCAGCAAAGTGATCTAGTTTGATTTGTGGCTTTTCGATAACCATTAAAAAGCGTAGCACTTGATTGTAATCATCAAACGCTACTTTCTTATATAGATACTTGCCCTTGCGAATCTCCCAGTCTGGAGCAAACTTTTTTCGAATCGGTTCGGCTTGTTCTATGTCTAACTTTTTCATTTTACTTTAGTCTATAATTAATCACACTTGCACGAGCCTGGCTCGCCACGCTTCTTGCCTGCTACTTTACGACAGCCTTTCCAGCACTTCTTGTAGATTTTGCTGTTGCCGTGACGCTTGCCTTCTTCAAGTTCTGCAAGTTCTTTCTTTTCAGAAGCAGTTAACATAGCTTTGCCACATTCGTTGCAAGTTTGTGTTGCTTCAGAAAGTTTTTTTGCTAGACGATCTTGTAGGCTTTCGGCATGCATTGCAGCCATATGCTTCTTGTACTTTTTAGTACCTTTTTTATGAGGGCTTTTACCTTCACTAACTGAATTACAATTACAATGTTCACAGCTGGGAGGACATGTACAATCTTCTGCTTTAGTATCAGCACCGCAACACTTGTCTGAACAATGTGTATCTTTTGCTTCTGTTACTTCGCCCATTGGACTATTTTCATAATCCATATGATGATAAACACTACCAATCATATCTGCGGATTTAGTAATTTTTGATTGTACCCAACCTTCAAGACCTTCTGCTTCGCTTACGCCTTTTAGCATGTCGTGTAGTTTGATTGCATACTTTGCTAGTTTGTAAAGATCAGCACGAGCCATTTGTACTTCATGGTCTCTTTCAGCAGCGTGTGCTAAGTCGCCTAATCCTTCGCTAATTTCTTTTTCTCTCATTGAGGTGCTCCAATACGTATTATGTAGTATTTATCTCTTAATAGTCTTGCCGCCCATTACGTTGGTATTCATATCAAGTGCATTTTTAGCAGTACCGTCGGCATTTGTAGCTTGTGGCGCTTTTGGTATACCATTTTTATCTTTTTTTACTTTACGTTTAGCACCTGGTACACTTGCTACAGTAGCAATTGATCCAGCACTAGTGCTGCCAGCGGTTGCTACTTCGTCTAATAATTCATTCATCTTCATGTGTATTTTCCCATATCAAAACTTGTTTCTGGATCTAATTGTTTTTGTGACTTAGCATATTGTTTCCAATATTCTTCACGTTCATTAGTAGTAGCGTTACGTGCTTCGTGTTCTTTATACTTAGCTATGTAATGCTCTATGTCCATTATTTCTTCTTCCTACCTGATTTCATGTTTGCACACCAATGATACATTTTAGCCTTTTCGCCACTAGCGTTCTTAGCACGTTTGCGTAGTGCTGTTACACTTCCATTACAACTAGCACCTGAACGCTTTACACGCCCCGGTCTGCTTTTGCCTTTTACTTTACCGTCAGCAAAGTTTTCCAATGCTGTAAATAAATCACCTGGAGTTTTATCACACTTACAAGGTTCAGCAAAACATTTACCACACACCCATTCATTCAAACTATGCCCGCCTTCTATAATAGCCCATTCCATTGCTGTAAAGCGTTCGTTATATGCTTTATCAGTAGCAGTCTTTGCTTTAGCACCGTCTGGATGTTTAGGATTAATACCTACAGGCTCGCCATTCATTAGCTGTGAAATATCAACGCTCTTACCGATAGTATCTAACAGTTGGTGTAAATCGTCATTAGGATCGTACCCGCCTGTTTCGTATCCTGGTTTACCACGTACTTCTGTACGTTGTCCTGTTGTTGTGTTTTTAATATTTAGAACTAGCATCTTCTTGTCACGTTCTAACTGTAGTTTGTATCCTTCAGCAAGCCCTAGATTAAACAATACGTTAGTTGATTTACCTTTAACTTTTTTACTTAGTGTAGGCGGACGTCCGTCCTTGTCTACATTAAAACCAAATTTTGCAGCTTGTGTTTTTATTTCATCAGTGCTTACATCTGGAGTTGTGTTAACACCTTTTACTATTCTTCCATCTTCATTTAAGTCGGATAAGTCTGACATTTTCATTTCAAATCTTCCTTATATTCCTCAATATAGTAATCCATAGGCGTAGCACTTTTTAATTCAAACCATTCACCGTGGTTAGTTCTACCTTTAATATGATTTGGTGTTTTCTTTTTAAAATCTGCCACAACAATACGACGAATTTTACCACGGTGATCTACTTCTAGTACATACCATGGGTTCCAACTACGCCATATTTTGTAGAACCATTTTTTCATTATGTCTCTTTACAATTACATTTTACGCAAACATCGTTAATACAATATTTACAATCGGGAGAATGACAATGACACTTATGACCACAACTTTTACAAGTATCTTTGTCGTTTATCATTTCTTTTTACGTCCTCTAAAGCCTGCCGGCATATTTTCACCTGTCATCTTAGGCAGTCCAAACCACAGTTCAAACCATTCTTTGTCACCTGGTTTGATATTATCTTTGCGCATCTTACGTGCATTTGAATTTGCAGCATCACTAATATTTTCAAGAGTATACTCTGTGTAACCTTTGAATTCGTTTACGCCTGCAAGTTTCTTTATACGCTCGAGTTCATCCATTACTTTTTCTTCTTGTTATGCTGCGCCCATGCTATTGCATATGGCGCACCTGGATCGTCAAATTTCTTCTTTAGTGCTTTAACTTGTTTTTCTCTACCTGGCGGAGCCTTTTCTATCATTGACTCGTTTGCTTTAACAAGTTTATCGCCTTGTTTTTCCATATATTTTTTAAGAGCAACTGCTCCTAATATAAGTGCTACTGCTGCGGCAATCTCAAATTTATTATCAATAAGCATTTGTGCATATTCTGCACCTATGTTGTCCTTAACCCAGTCCCAGCCTTGATCAATATAGTATGCTGCTGCTGCACCACCGATAATTTTTCCACCATGTTTCTTTAGTAACCATTTTAGTACTGGCCATGCACCGTATCTAACAGCCCATTTAAGAATCCATATAACTGCTGCAACTGCCGGTGCTACTTCGTTTAGTTCTGCTTCTTGTACAGCTTTTTCTTCGTCGCTTGTATCCCCAGTAACCTTATATGTTTTGCCACCAACTGTAAATGTATCTTTGTTTGCTTTAATTGCGTTCATACGTGCATCAGTAAATGGATTAGATTCATCTAAAAATGGGCGTAGTTCTCTTGAGCGACTCGGATGTTTTAGCATACGTATTGCTTTGGCTTCTCGCTGTCTTACAACTTCCGGAGTTACTCCCATAGCGTCTGCGACTTGTTGTAATGTATATGCTTTCTGAAAAGGTGCTAATCCAAATCGAGCTTGCAACACTTTTATATTCTTTGGAGAACCAGGAAGTTCAGATACTAATCTTGCTACTACTTTTTTTAATTTTGCACCGTCTACTCCTGAAAAATCAAAATCATCGATAGTGTCGTTGGGCATGTCTACTTGTTTTGCTTTTTTAGTAATATCACTAGACTTTGAAGTATCACTAGTTGGAATTCTTGCACCAGTAGCAGTATACCTGTGTGTTTTTGTGTCACCTGCCATAGATTTTTTGTTAACTATATCAACTTCGCCTACTGATTTTTCTTTTTTCTTTTTCTTTTCGTCCGAGCTATGACCGAATGTTTTATGTACAAGTTTATCTAACTTACGGTGGAATTCATCTTCTTCATCACTGCTTGCATCTTCTCCTACTGGCGCCTCTTTGTCGCCCAGTGCTTGATCTAATAGCTTCACAGCAACAGGCGCACCATTGCCGTACATTAGTTTGGCAGCCTTTAGTTTATCTTCATCTGACATTTCAGGCCAAGTAGTTCTTAGTTCACTCGCACTCTTGATTTGCATGCCACTAAAGTCAAAGTTAATAGTAGGACCGTAGGCCATATAGCCCATCTCGTCTGCTGTGTTTAGATCTTTACCTGTGTAAGTACGCAAGTAACCTGGCTCACCATTCTTTTTAGTTTGGTCTGGTAACGGCTGTTCGTTTTTATCTTTTTGACTGCGTACAAATACTAGTGCTGTATCTGAATCTACAATATCTTTGTAGCTCATTGCGTTAAAAGGTGATTTAACTTGTATGAAGTTACTTTCGGGAACTCCTGCCATACCTGCAAGTTTCTTTTTTACATCAAATGGAAAAGGTCTTGCTGCTGTGTCGTTTGTTGCTGCTACATATACGTTAGACTGACCAAATGTTTTTACAGCCCAGTCGTATAAACTTTTATGTCCAGGATGGAAAGGATGAAATCCTCCTGGCATTACTGCTACTATACGTCTTGCTTTTGCTTCAAACAATTCTCTTAATAACATCAGTACACTCCGTTGCGTATCTGTGTCATCTCTTCTGAATATAATTTATTAATAAGAACCTTTTTTTCTTCTGCATTCAAAAGAGTTTCTGGGCGTTTATTAATATTAAATTTTTTACAGTAGTTATGTGATGCTTTATCTATCATAGGACCTAATTCTTTTACCGGATCAAAATTAGAACCTTTTGCCTTCATTTTTTGAATAGCAGGAAAAAAGTTCTTACGATAAAACATAGGATCGTTACGTACAAATACAGCCATATCATCAACTATATCGTATGGTAGACTAGCATCATCTATTGGTTTATTATAAAATTCTCTAATCATTACCATTTTCTGCAACTCCAATATCTTGCTTTTGTTCTCGGTCCAGGATTGTCACAGTTGTGTCTTGCTCTAAATGAACGTCTTGCCGCTGGATTGTTTTTACGAATCTTCATTGACTTACCTTTAACACTGCTACCGCCGTGTCCAAAGTTTACTTTTTTAACATTACCTGTCTTAGGATCTTTGACATATACCTTAAACTTCTTAACATCGCCTTGCATAGGCTTGCCTAGTTTAACTGTACGTCCTTGGTATTCTGCTTCGTCCATGATGTCATCATCGTTGTACCACATAACACCGTATTGTTCATAAAACTCGTCATCGTCTTCATATGTTTCTTCATCTTCAGCTACTTCACCGTCTGCACTAATTTCAATATCAAAGTCTTCATAACCTTGATCAAAAACATATTCTGCTAGTTTGTTAGCAAAGTCATCTGCTTCTTGTTCACTTAGTTCTGCTGCTAATGGCATTTCAAATATACTTGCACCTTGATCTGATTCGTATATTATGCTTCCTGGAAATACATCTTCATTTAAACTTTCGTTTAAATTATCTTGTTTTTCCATTACTACTCTAATAAAATGTTCCATGGTTCCTACCTTAGTGATTTAGTTGAATACTATTAACTGTGCCGTCAGTCCAATTGCTTATGTATGCTCTAATCCATACATAGTTGCCTGTAAAATTAGTAAAGTTACTTTTAGTAGTACCTTCGTCATTTACAACCGGATATGCTTGTGTATACACAGTGAACCAATCATCTGCTGTTGGATTAACAGCTAACGTTCCCTGAACATTAACTGTGCCAATAAAGCCTGTTATATTATATTGTACGGTGTGAAAGCCGTCGGATCTACCGTAGTAACCGTCGCCTTTATATTTTTCTCCAGTAACAGTTTGAATTGTACTGTCGCCGTCGTGTGTGTTTTGTGATAATATTGTTTCGCTCTGTGCCATATAACTATTTATCAATTATTGTATTACAAACTAATTCTTCGATACGACTGATATTACCTATAATCATTAGATTTAATAATGATAAAACTTTAGAATTTTTTACATACAAATAATTATTAAATGCATATCCTTCTTTAATATTTTGTAATGCCTTTTTGCCACATTTTACTAGTTTAGGATTAGCATCGATCCAGTTTCCAAAACCAGGATCAATACGTTTGTAATTTAAAGATACTTTATATATAAATTCTGGTTCGTGATCAACAATTAATATTTTTTTCCGTTGTGTTAATAATTTAATATTCTCTTGTTTTGGCTCCCAAAAAGAAATCATTTTTTCTTCGACTTCATTTGCAATTTTTAATAAAAATTCTTTATCATTACTATATATTATAATAGTATGCCAACTATTAACTCTAAGTTTATAATTATCTGCTTCTAATAAATTATTATAAATTATTTTTGCATCAAAAAAATCTTGATCTGATACAGGAACTTGTGCTCTGTATACTGTTCTATATAATGGTAAACCTTTTTGAATACGTTCGTATGCTTCGTCTAACGCAGCCTTTGCAGAAAGCAGCCGTCCTTTTTGAAACTCAGTTCTAAAGAACGGCGCAAAAGCATTTGTTAGATCTAACTTATACAAATATTGAGCATAATGTAACTTATTTGTTTCAAATATTTTCATTTTCTACAATATCTTTTGTAGTAGTAGTAAGTTTTATCTCATCTGATTCTATATTAATAGTTACTGTACCACCATCTTTTAAATTACCAAATAGCATCTCACGTGATAATGGACGTTTAATATCTTTATCAATTACACGCTGTAAAGGACGAGCGCCCATCTTTTTATCAAAGCCTTTTTCTACTAACCAGTCAAGTGTTTCATCAGTAACATTGATTATAATTTCTTTGTCCTGCACCATTTCCTTTAATTCAACAAGAAACTTGCCAACAATCTTCATCATTACTTCTTTTGTTAAGCTTGCAAATGTTATAGTACCGTCGAGTCTGTTACGGAATTCTGGAGCAAAAAACTTCTTTAGTTCCTTGTCTTCGTAATCGTTTTCCATTGTTTCACCAAATCCAATAGTATTCTTTTCAGCTTGTTTAGCACCTAAGTTTGTTGTTAATATTAAAATACAGTTACGTGCATCTGCTTCTTTACCATTACTACCAGTTATAATACCGTTATCCATAATTTGTAATAAGATTTGCGATACGTCAGGGTGCGCTTTTTCAATCTCGTCGAGCAGTAGTACACAGTTAGGATTTTCTTGTAACTTTTCAATAAGTTGACCACTTGTATCTTCATGACCTACGTAACCGGGAGGTGATCCAATTAGTTTTGCAACACTATGTTTTTCTTGATACTCACTCATATCAAATCGTACAAGTTTTACACCTAGTGCTTTTGATAAAGATTTTGCTGTTTCTGTTTTACCAGTGCCAGTTGGACCCATAAATACAAAACTACCTACCGGTTTATCATCTGGTTTTAGTCCTGCTTGTGCAACTAGAATTTTATCTACAATACTTTCTATAGCTTCGTCTTGACCATAAACAGATTGTTTCATATTTTTTTCTAGATTTGC